AGAAGCACAAATGAAGTGTTTGAAACACCTCAATTTATGTACATGATGATAGCTGCTACCTTGTTTGCCAAATATCCGAAGAACAAAAGGATGAGTTATGTTAAAAAATATTATGACGCTATTTCACAATTTAAAATCAATATTCCTACACCAGTTATGGCCGGTGTTAGAACGCCTATTAGGCAGTATGCTAGTTGTGTCTTGGTTGATGTTGATGATACTTTGCCTAGTATTTTCAGTAGTGATATGGCTATTGGCAGTTATGTTGCACAAAGGGCTGGTATTGGTATTAACGCTGGGAGAATCAGAGGGATTAACTCCAGAATTAGAGGCGGTGAAGTCCAACACACAGGAGTTATACCATTCCTCAAAAAGTTTGAGGCAACGGTTAAGTGCTGTACACAAAACGGTGTTCGTGGAGGGAGTGCAACGGTTCATTTCCCTATTTGGCACAAAGAAATAGAAGATATAATTGTTTTAAAAAACAATAAAGGCACCGAAGATAATAGAGTTAGAAAATTAGATTATTCTATTCAATTATCAAAACTATTTTATGAAAGGTTTATCAATGACGAAGATATTACTTTATTTTCTCCTCACGAAGTCCCTAACCTTTACGACAGTTTTGGTACTGAATCATTTGACGAACTATATTGTGCTTACGAAGCTGATGAATCTATCCCAAAGACTCGTATAAGTGCTCAAGAATTAATTTTAGATTTACTTAAGGAAAGAGCAGAGACAGGTCGGTTATATATTATGAACATTGACCATTGCAATAGTCATTCTTCATTCCAAGATAAGGTAAATATGAGTAACCTCTGTCAAGAGATTACACTTCCTACCACACCACTAAATCATATTGATGGTGGTGGTGAAATTGCATTATGTATTTTATCTGCTATCAATGTAGGTAAAATTAATAGATTAGATGAACTTGAAGATCTATGTGATCTTGCTGTTCGTGGTCTTGAAGAGTTGATTGACTATCAAGAGTATCCTGTTGATGCAGCAGAACGTAGCACACTTGCACGTCGTTCTCTTGGTATTGGTTATATCGGTCTTGCACATTACTTAGCAAAAAATGGATACAAATACGAAGATCCAGCAGCGTGGAAAGCAGTCCACGACTTGTCTGAAGCTTTCCAGTTCTATCTACTCAGATCCAGTAATTCAATCGCCCAAGAAAAAGGTGCGTGTGAATACTTCAATCGCACCAAGTATGGGCAAGGTATTCTCCCAATCGACACTTATAAAACAGACATTGATGAGTTCTGTGGGAGTGAATTGAACTATGATTGGGATTCTTTACGGAATAGTATCAAGCAGTTCGGACTCAGGCACAGCACGTTGTCCGCACAGATGCCATCAGAAAGTAGTTCCGTTGTGTCTAATGCAACAAACGGAATCGAACCACCTAGAGCATACTTGTCCACTAAGAAGTCAAAGAAAGGACCTCTTAAACAAATTGTCCCTCAGTTCAATAGTTTCAAGAATAACTACACACTTCTTTGGGACATGAAAGATAATGATGGATATATAAAGATCGTGAGTGCAATGCAGAAATTCTTTGACCAAGCAATTTCTGGTAACTGGAGCTACAATCCAGAAAATTATGATAATAATGAGGTGCCTGTATCTGAGATGGCAGGTGACCTACTTAAAACATATAAGTATGGTTGGAAGACTTCCTACTACCAGAACACATACGATCAAAAAGGAGAAGAACCTGAGTTAACAGAAGAAAAGAAGCAAAGTATAGAAGATTTATTAACAGACATTTTAGAAACAGAAGAGGAAGACTGTGACAGTTGCAAAATTTAGAACGAACAATCCCATGACTAGTGTAGAAGGCATGACAGTATTCAATACTGATCAAGTAGATACGACTAAAGGACAAATGTTTTTTGGTGCTCCACTAGGAGTACAAAGATATGATAAGTTTAAGTATCCTATCTTTGATAAGTTGACACAAAATCAACTTGGTTTTTTCTGGAGACCTGAGGAGGTATCTCTACAGAAAGATCGTGCTGATTATCAGACTTTAAATAAAGCACAAAAACATATCTTTACTAGTAATCTTAAGTATCAAATACTATTAGATTCTGTACAAGGTCGTGGTCCTGGCATGGCATTCATGCCTTACTGTTCTTTACCAGAACTAGAAGGTTGTATGAATATCTGGCAGACTATGGAGATGGTTCATAGTCGTTCTTATACACACATCATTAAGAATGTATATGCTGACCCCTCTGATGTTTTTGACCACATTCTAGACGACGAGAAGATCCTTTTACGAGCACAATCAGTTACTAAGGCATACGATGAGTTTATTAATTTTGCTCAACAGTATGGCACTAGCAATATGTGGAGGGATGGATGGAAAGATTCTCCAACAGCAAACTGGGAACTACGTGAACTTAAGAGAAATTTATACAGAGCAGTAGCAAATGTATACATCTTGGAAGGAATTAGATTTTATGTGTCATTTGCTTGTTCTTTTGCATTTGGTGAACTAAAATTACTAGAAGGAAGTGCTAAAATTATTGGACTCATTGCAAGAGATGAGAGTCAACACATGACTGTTACTCAAAATATTCTTAATAACTGGAAAAAGAATGATGATCCAGAAATGAAGGAGATTGCCAAAGAAGAAGAGGAGAATGTCTATAAAATGTTTCGTCAAGCTGTAGAAGAAGAGAATCTATGGGCAGAATATCTGTTCAAAGATGGATCTATCATTGGTCTTAATGATAAATTACTACAGAAGTATGTTGAATGGACTGCTAACCGCCGTTTAAAAGCGATTGGATTGAAAACAATCTATGACATTCCTATGGCAAACAATCCATTACCTTGGACACAACATTGGTTGTCTTCTAAAGGTATGCAAGTAGCTCCACAAGAGACAGAAGTTGAATCTTACCTAATTGGGAGCATAAAACAAGATGTCAAAAAAGACACCTTCGCAGGGTTTCAATTATAAATTTGAAATTGTCTTTGACAAGAAGAAAGAGACAACCCTACAGAAAATAAAGAGGTGGATCAGTAAACAGAAACCACCATTTAATATTATTCTAAAATATCTTTTCTCATACATAGAGAAAATGTATTGGGATGGTAAAGTCTTGCAAACTATGGCAGGAGTTGATCTAGAAACTAAAAAACTACATGAACACTGGGAAGAACATGACAGACAAAGCACCCCACACACAGTGGAGACAGGAGTATTTGGCAAGGAAGGCTGGTCTATCCAAATTTCAAATCCAATTGTTGAAAGAGGGACCGACTCAACTAGCACAGGCATGGCTCCTCCAAGCGATGCACAACGACTACAAGAAGATGATGGGGATCAAGGAACCTCCCTCCCGTGAGTCTGGATATCAAACAACTATGAAGGAATTTTTTGCTAGGTGGAAATGAATGGATCTTTGGAAAAATTATAAAGCTACTGTTGCAAATATTTTTCCAGATATAAAATTTGTTCAGCGTCATGCTGAATGGACTAATGATAAAGGTGTTAACCTAACTGCTGATTTGTACTCAGGTGAACATATTATAAAGTCTAGACAAGTTGAAATTTGGGACGATAAATCTTGTAGTATTCACAACAATATAATATACCCTAGAACAGGATCTAATTTACCCTGTTTTGGTATGGATCTCATGGGTATGAGTGACAAAAGAGTTGTCATTGTGTTTGATTTTCAACACCCCGTAGAAAAATACTTGTTTTACACACCAGATTTACCTAAAGTAGAAGGTAAGTATAGATTTTTTGAAGCAGGTAATCATTTTTCTGACAATCTAGTTGTTAGATATTGTAAACCTGATGAGGTAGATCAATACCTACCTTTATTTGAAAAATATCTACAGTATTATAAAGATATGCTGAATGAGCATCAACCAATTGGAACTGATACTACACAGTATGTTGACTTTGATAGGTATATGATAAGACTTGATCCCATTTCTGGATACTTGTCTAGTAGATTTGGTAAAGAAAAGTCCCATAATCTAATTAAAGAATTCTTTTTCAGTTATGCATAAAAATGGCAAGAGAGATAATTAATGACCTAGCTGATATTATTCGTGATCATCAAGACACTCTACCAAACCTAGAGGAATTGGATGTCAAGGATAAATTCAAAGAGGTTTACAAAGAAACTGAAGATGGTAACCTAGTCATTGAGAATGACATGCACATGTGTACTGGATTACGCAAGGTACATATGGAGATTGCTAGTCTAGGACCTCTAGATATCCTGCATTGTATCTGGTATCCAGACCCTGAGTTTGATTTGCCTATTTTTGGTGCTGATATCGTAGCTAATAAAAAGATTGTTACTGCTGCTATCACAGATATCTCTCCTGTAGATGGTCTAGACCACCCAATTTATGAGGATATGGAAGGTATTAGTCAGTATTATAGTTTTAAACATAATAGAGAGATACCTACATGGGGTACAATTTTTTCACCCTATAGTAAGTTTGCAAGATTAGATGATAGTGAGGAAATTGGTAAGTTTTCTGACGTAGTAAACGAATATCTTGATCTATTTGTAGGTGCTGTATGGAAATCAACTATGAATTATAACAGAGCAGACGAGAGATACGAAGGACAGATAAATTACTGTGAAAAACAGAAGAAAAATGATAAAACTAGAAAGATTTTAGAGAAATATTTTGGAGAAAAATGGGCAGATGACTACATTAATGAGGTATTATTTGACGAACCCTAAATAATTAAAAGTGATACTATGAGCAAGTGGTTGATTATGAAAATTCCTGGTACTACAAAGGTACAGCTTTCACTTCTGACAATATTGGCGATTTCTTCGGTTACGTCTACCTCATTACTAATAAGTCAACAGGTAAAAAGTACATCGGTAGAAAGTATTTTGTGCAGAAGCGTAAACCTAAAGGAGGCAAGAGACGAGTTACTTCTGAGTCAGATTGGAAACGCTATTATGGATCCTGTCCAGAACTCAAAGAGGACATCAAACTACTTGGAAAACCCTCATTCTCAAGAGAGATTTTAAGTTTGCATACTACCAAAGGCAGAACTAACTATGAAGAGACTAGACAACTTTTTTTACATAACGTCTTAACAAAAACATTGACAGATGGTACACCTGCATTCTATAATTCTAATATCCTTGGTCGTTATTACAGGAAAGATTATTTTGGCAACGAAGATGACTGAAACTTTTACTGGAATCCCTGCACCTAAGTTCTTACCTGATGATCCATGGTTTGGAGCTGCAATTTATTCTAAAAAACAACAGGATTACATGATTGATCAACTAGTAAAAGAAAACTTAATCATCTTAGAAAATAATGGCGGTGAAGAACTAGACAATATTCATGAAATAATGTATAATTTATCTACAAGATGGAAATTGGGTGGTGGATCAGAAAAAGCTTGGTGTTGACTCATCTATTTTAAATTTATTTCCAGTTCCTATTTTTACTGTAGATAATTTTTTAACAGATGATGAAAAAAATTACTTGCTCTTGGAAGTAGATAAAGAAAATCACCATAAGCATTCTGCTTTTACCGAATCTTCTTTCTCTACACACGGATCAGGAATTAATTTCTTGCAAAAATCTAATTTTTATGGTATATTTGAAAAGACTACAAATTTGTTAAATGAGTTTGCCAGTACATATGGAATTAAGAGGTTGAAAATAACAACTTCTTGGTCAAACATACAAAATTCTGGGAGTGAGTTAATAGATCACATGCATCCTAACTCAAAAATTTCTGGATGTATCTACTTAAATGTAGATGAGGATAGTTCTAAAATATATTTTCATAATCCAAATCCATATGTTATCTTTGAAGATTTTACTCATTCATCTCCATACAATCACCACTATTACTGGTTGCAACCTAAAAACAATCAGTTAATAATGTTTCCTAGTTGGTTAAAGCATGGATCTAACAAAGAAAAAAACAAAACTAATGGTAGAGTTTCCATAGCTTTTAACTCTGAATTAATTTAGTATGAAACCACATGTATATCCTGTTTTTGCCTCTCCAGTAACAGTGTTTATTGTGGAGGATGATTACTCAGATCTAGTAAAGTTAAAGAAATTCTCCTATACTTCTAGCAAAGAAATTGGAGCAGAAAAATCACATACAACTAGTGACAAATATGTTCTAAACAGTTTGCCTGAGATAAAAAATATTTTTTCTAATTATTTTTCTAATTTTAAAAACACTATTCTCGGATTACAAACAACTGATTTTATGATGACTACATCGTGGGGAACAAAGACAGATAAGAATGGATTCTGTCAGTTCCACAATCATAAAAATTCTGTTTATAGTGCAGTTTTTTATTATGATGAAATTAATTCTGGCAATTTAGAATTTCTTTCTCCTATATTAAATCTTGAGAGTGTTCAATTAAATGAATCGTCTAGTGATAACTTTCTTTTTTCAAAATCTTTTTATGTAGAACCACAAAAAGGATTGTTAGTCTTCTTTCCTAGTTATCTAATGCATAGGATAACTAAAAATAATTCAAAAAATAGTAGATACTCTTTAGCCATGAACTTTTTCCCAACTGGAGAAATTGGATCTGGAGATTCTTCTATAAAACTTAACTGGAGTTAATTATTAGTGAGTACCCTTACAACAATATTTTCTACTCCACCATTAATGGTAGAAAAGTATTCTGGTGATATAAAAACAATACAAGAATATGCTGAGAGTATAAGTTATCATGACAATCAGAACAGTTATGCATCTGATAATACTTTTGTTATGAATGACGATGTTTTTACAGACTTAAAAATTTTTGCTGAAGAATGCATTAGAGAATACACTCTGAATGTTTTTAATAGTGATCATAAGTTTGCTATTACTCAATCTTGGATTACTAAAAATGATTTTGGTCAAACTATTGATATACATAGTCATCCTGGAAGCATACTTAGCGGAGTCTTTTATATTAATTTACCTAAAGACTCTGGATGTATAGAATTTAACAGAGGAAAATCTGTATTTGAGATACAGATTAACAAAGACTGTTCTAATCCTTGGATGTCTGATAGGTATAGAGTTTTTGCTGAAACAGGATACCTATTATTATTTCCTAGCAACATTCTTCATTCTGTAAAAATGAATAATGTAAATCAAACTAGGTATAGTTTAGCATTTAACTCATTTCCCACGATCCCAGTTGGAGACATTGACTTTTTAACCTATCTGTATTAAAATATTCAAATGAAATATCATCTTTACGACGAAAATGAGAGATATCAAGGTAAGTTTAACTCTGTTCAAGAGTTAAGAAATTTTTTATGTGATCGTAAGTACAGTATCAGTTGTGATGCAGATCTGTCATGCACATTTGATTACATCAAACATATTAAATGGCATTTTGAAATAGAAGAATGAAACCAACTGAAAATTACGAACAATTACTTAAAAGATTTAATAAAAGAATCACACAAGTTGATCCAGAAGATAAGGAAAGAATATCTTATCTCAAAGGATGCATAGATACTGTTGAGTATTTGATGACAGGCAAATTACCAAATGATGGAAATCACGATGGTATGAAACCACATAAACCAATGTTATGATTTTACCAGGTTCCACAGTTAAAGTGATTGATGAAAATTCAATATACAGAGGGTATGTTGGATGTGTTCAAAGAATACAAGGTAAAAAGGCAGCAGTTCTAATGGACAGTCATACTCCTTGGGATAAAATGATTACATTTAGACTTTCTGAACTCAATGAAGTCACAGAAGGTTTCCAATATTATCCTAAAAAGAAAAAATGAAATTAACACAAGAACTCATTGACAAAATACAAGAAGCAATGCTTCACACTAATCTAAAAGGTGAAATAAACTGGAAAGATGGTGAAGATATTGAAGTTCAGATTGCAGGTACTTTTGCAAAAGATAAATTTATTGTAATTAAAAATACATCTAAAAATCCTTGGGTTCCAGCTAATCCACATCCTACATATGATTATGAGAAAAAAGAATTTAAAAAGTAATGTCAGAATTTATTCAACGTCACATCGGGCCCTCTAAAAACGAACAAGCAGAAATGCTTACAGATTTAGGACTTACAAGTGTAGATGAACTTGTAAGGCAAGTAGTTCCAGATTCTATTTTACTTCGTGGTGATGGTAGATTACCAGAAGGTTGTAGTGAACAAGAAGCACTTACAGAATTAAAAGAAATTGCTGAATTGAATGTAGTTAAAAGAACTTTAATAGGACAAGGATATTATGGAACAATCACACCACCAGTTATTCAAAGGAATGTATTTGAAAATCCTGCATGGTATACATCATATACACCATATCAGGCAGAGATATCTCAAGGTAGATTAGAAGCATTATTTAATTACCAAACACTAATTACTGAACTTACAGGATTGCCAGTCGCAAACGCATCATTATTAGATGAAGGAACTGCAGCTGCAGAAGCAATGATACTTGCATATAATCAGGGTAAGAAAAAAGATTTTATAGTTGACAGCAAAATATTTTCACAAACATTAGATGTTTTAAAAACAAGAGCAAAACCACTTGGTATTAATATAATTAAAATTGATTTAGATGCAACAATCGCACTAGAAGAATTTACAAATGCATTTGGATTATTAGTTCAATTACCAGATATTAATGGAAGATTGAAATACGATGAAGGACTACTAAGATGTGCTGATGTTTACAAATGTATGAAGATTGCGATTGTAGATCCGATGTGTCAGGTATTAATGAAACCTGTAGGTGAAATGGGATTTGATGTTGCAGTTGGTAGTATGCAAAGATTTGGAGTTCCTATGGGATTCGGAGGGCCTCATGCAGCATTTTTTGCAACGACTGACAAATATAAACGTAAGATTCCTGGCAGAATTGTAGGACAGTCTCTAGACTCCCAAGGTAATAAAGCATTACGATTAGCATTACAGACAAGGGAACAACACATAAGACGAGACAAAGCAACATCCAATATATGCACTGCCCAAGCCTTACTTGCAAATATGGCAGGTTTTTATGCTGCCTATCACGGTGCGGAAGGTTTGAAAAAAATAGCAAATAGAATATTAAGATATAGGCAAACGTTACTAACAGCATTAAAGTGGTGTGGAAAAGAAGTTTATGATTGTGAAGGTTTTGATACTATCCGTGTTAAAGTTGAAAAACAATTTTTTGATTTCTTCAGTGAGCAATTTAATGCAATTTATGAGGATGGTTGGTTAACTCTATCTATAGATGAACAAACAACGTTACTTGAATTGAATGATATTCTTAGATCATTAATTACTTTTAGTTCTCGTTCAGATACAATCGAACACGTTTATGAATCAGAGAAAAATTATAAGTGGATAGGTATTCCAGAAAGAACTAAACCTTGGTTACAACAAGAGGTATTTCATAAGTATCGTAGTGAAACAAATATGATGAGATACATCTATGAATTAGTATCAAAAGATTTTTCTTTAGTCAATGGCATGATGCCACTTGGTAGTTGCACAATGAAACTAAATGCAGCAGCAGAACTGATGCCAGTATCTTGGCCTGAGTTTGCAAATATACATCCATTTGCTCCTAAGATTCAAACATATGGTTATCAAAGAATAATATTTGATTTAAAAGAATGGTTGTGTGATATTACAGGTTTTGCAGATATAAATTTACAACCAAATGCTGGTTCTCAAGGTGAGTATGCTGGTCTTCTTGCAATTCAAGAATACCATAAGAGTCGTGGTGATGATAAAAGAAATGTATGTTTGATACCTACAAGTGCACACGGAACAAATCCTGCTTCAGCAGTGATGGCAGGTATGAAAATAATTCCTGTAAATTGTGATGATGAAGGTAATATTGATCTTAAAGATTTGGCAACAAAAGCAATAATGAACACATTTGAATTATCTTGTTTGATGATTACATATCCATCAACTCACGGAGTTTTTGAAACAAAGATAAAAGAAATTTGTAGAATCATTCATGAAAATGGTGGTCAAGTTTATCTTGACGGTGCAAATTTAAATGCACAAGTTGGATTATGCAAACCTGGTAATTATGGTGCAGATGTGTGTCAT